CCGGCCCTCCGGTCGCGCCCGGACAGCGGAACACCCCGAACTGCGGAGCGGGCGTCACGAAAGCGTCGAGGATATACGTGTTGCCCGCGTCGTCAACGCAAGCGGTCGGCGTCTTAGTCGTGTTATTGACCTGATACGCGATCAGCAGCGTGTCGCCGGCGTCAGTCGTCGCAAGGATCGGGTACGTCGTCGAGCCGAGAGAGCCGGTGGACTGCGCGTCAGCGAACAGATACGGCGCGAGGCCCGGCGCGGATCCCAGGCCGGCGAACGTCGCGTCGAACTGGCGTGGCGCTGTCGCGCGGGCGATCGCTCCCGGTGCGCCGACGACGACCGGCACCGGTCAGCCCCTCACGCGTACAGATGTTCGACAAGGAACCTGTTGCACTGGACTGTCGCGTTCGCGCCGGCCAGCGTGCCGCGCAGCATGATCGGCATCGCGACAGTCGTGTCGATCGCGGCGAGCGTGTCACCCGCAGACAGCGGGGCGGGCAGTTCCAAACCCGGCGTCGCAGTCAGCGCTGACGGGTTGGCGGGCAGCGCCGCGCCCGCCGTGAGGAATTTCAGCCGGCCGAAACTAGAGATCGTGTTGCCCGTTTTCGCGACCTCGACGATCGTGTGCCACGACTCCCACAACCACTGCATACCGGTGATCGCGCTCGCCGGCGTGGTGAGCCCCGGAGGCGTGCAAAGCGTCGTCGGACCCGAGCCCGCCGCAGCGAAGATCGTCGCCGTCGTCGATGTGGCCGTGCTCGTGATGATCCCGCTCGCGGTGATCCGCAGCGTGCCCCCGTAATACAGGTATTGAGTGCCGACCGCGAAGTCAGCCGGCCCGGTTGCCTGCGGGCTGATCGTCGCAGTCGTCGCGGTGTTGAGCACCGTGCCCGCTGCTGTCTGCCACGGCCGGCCCCAGTTGAGCAGTTGGCTCAGCCCGACTGGCATGACTCAGGCCACCGTATCCGTGATGCGCCAAATGCCGTTTGCGTTATGGACGACGGTGAACGTCCCGTTAGTGACGCTCTGGATGCCGCCATACCAGTTAAAGCAGATCCCCTGGTCAGCGACCGGCGCGGTCAGCGTGTCGTCATAGCACAAGTGCCCGTACACGCTCGCCAGCGTCGCCGCGCTGCCGCTCGACGTGTTGCTCGCCGTGTACCACACCGCAGCGGCGGTGTCGTTAAAGTGCGTCGTGCCGCTCGTGCCCGACAGCGCCACCCCGCCCGCCGCCCACTGCCCCGCCTGACTGACCTCGTTCGCAGTCAGCCATTGAGACGACCCAGCGTTGTACGCCGACAGCGCCGCCGTGACGTTCTGATCTGGCGTGATGCTGTTGTTAAACAACGCCAGTTTCGGCACGTCGGTCCCGAAGTTCAGCGACGTCTGCGTGCGCGTCAAGCAGTCAGCGATCCACTGCCGGAACATCGCGGATCCAGTCCACGCCATGACTTACCCCTTGCCCGGTCGCGGCGCGCTCGCGCCCGCCTCTGCTACGCGTGCCCGCACGATCACCTCGACGCGCGGCGGCAACGGCGCGTCGCCCGCCAGGTCAGCCCACCGATCACGCTCAGACTGCGCGTCGTCGAGCGCCCGCTGCGCCTCTTCGACTGCTTGCTCAGCGACGTCGCGCTCGCGCGCGTGCCGCTCGTCGAGATCGTCGAGCGCAGACTTGGCCCCGTCCAACTGGCGCTGCGCAGCTTCGATCACCACGTCGTCGTGATGCGCGGCAGCAGCAGCAGCGAACTCGGGCGTCACGTCTTGCTGCTCGTCAGCCATTGATCGCTCCTATCGCTGTCGGCGCGTAGACAGTGCAGTCGTTGCCGTCGTCTCGCGTCGTGATCACACTCATGTACGGCCGGCCGTCAGCGGGCGCGTACTGGATGCCGCGCGCGTCGGCGCCGCAATAGTCCTCGCGCTCAACGGCCTCGATCTTGCAGCGCGTGCCCTCGATCACCATCGGCACGACGAGCCCGAACGTGCCGGGGCAGTTGTGAAACTGCGTGTGCGGGCGCGGCTCGAGCGTGCGCGCGCGCGTGTCGCAGTTCGGGCAGGTCCAGATGAACTCGCGCAGCAGCAGCGGGACAGCGGTCACGTCTTGTCAGGCTTGCGCTGCTGCGTCGTGTGCGGCGTGGCGCGACGCCGGCCCGCCGGCGTGTCGGGCTTGTCTGCCTTGCGCTGCTCAGCAGCCTCAGACTTCGCCGGCGCTGGCTGCTCGCTCTGCTGCTTGGGCTTGTCGTCGCTCACTGGCTTTCCCGTCTCGTCGAGCCCGAGCGCAGCGAGCCGCTTGCGGTACACGACGCGCGCCTGCTCGTTGTTCTGCGCGTCAGCGAGCTCATACGCGCCGACGAGATCTTGCGGTGTGCCCTGGCCCATGATCACTGCCTGCCTCTCAATCGCTGCGCGCTTGCCGCTCTGCCTCGGGCAGATGAGCAGGATCACGCCCACTGCAACGACATACCGACTGCCGCGGCTGTCTTTTGCGCCCGCTGGGCGTGCGCGCCCGTCCCGGCGCTGAACTGGAAGATCGCAGCAGCGGTGAGCACGGCCTGCTGTTGATAGGGCTTTAGCGTCGCGACGTTCGTGCCCGTCTTGCCGGCCGCGTTCGCCCACGAACCGCCCGACGTCGGCTTGACCTGTGCTGCTGCCATGACTGCGCTCCTTGCGGGTAGTTGAGCCAGCGGGCGCGCGCGACGCCGTGCGCGCGCCCGCCAGCCCTGTCTTGACTTGCTCGTGCGAAAGCCCAGGTCAGAACACAGGCGCGATCATGCCCGTGCCGTTGACCGCTCTAGATACTCAGCAGCGAGCCGCAGCGTCAGCGGGTCGTCACTGAAATGCCCTATCGCGAGGTTGTGCCCCTCGCACAAGAGCCCGCGCACGCGCCCCGTGGCGTGGCAGTGATCCACGCGCAGCACGCCATGACGCTGCTCGCTCTCGGGCGCTCCGCAGATCGCGCACCCGCCGCCCTGCGCGGCGAGCATCGACTCATACTCAGCGACCGTGATGCCGTACTTGCGTAGGCGCCGGACACGCTTCTGCGCCGGGGTACGTCGGCCCTCTTCCACTGCCCGCCGTTGCGAGCAGCGATTACTACAGAACCTCGCATTACGCCGCATGTGCGTAATGTCTGCGCCGCAGACGCAGATGCGCCGCTCACGCGGATGATCGCGCTCCCACTTAGCCCGAGCCTTACAGTTAGCCGAGCAGAATCGCTGCCGCGTCGTCGGCTGCTCAACGCGAGCGCCGCACTGTGCGCAGTCAATCGGCGGGGGCGGGACATACCGAGCTTGGCGCTCAGCGAGGATCGCGTCTCGGTGCGCGACGTAATAATCGTGGTGGCAAGCCCGGCACCACCCGCCAGAGCGAACCTGACTGGGCGGGAACTCATCGGCTGGCAGCCAGCGCTTGCACTGCCCGCAGTGATATAGCCCATCTGCGTCAGGGACGAGCGCGCTCCGGTGCTGACTGCTGTAACCGGGGTGGCGCGCCCGCCACTGACGCTGATACTCCCGATCTGCTTCCGGGTTTTTGGCCCGTCGCGCCCGCTGCCGTTCAGCGTTGCGAGCGCGCTGCTCTGCATCAGATGCCATGCGCAGATCATCGCGCAAGCGTCTGACACTTCGCTTAGAAGCTAGAAGACTGGAGCAATCATGCCCGTTCCGTTGACCTTCTGGATCGCGTTCGTGTAGCGGGCGAACGTATAGGCCATGTAGCCGTAGACCACGAGCAACACGCCCAAGTTGGCCGCACTCGGCTGCTCCGCCCTTATGTACAGCGGGGCGTTCGGCTCCTCCCACAGGTGGCACTCGCGGGAAGGCACGACGTACAGTTCATCTTCGGTGCCCGCGCCGAGGGTCGTGCCGATGTTGTTATCGACGACGACCGCCAGCCCCACGGGCAGACGCCCGCGCACCCCGGAGTTGTACGACGAGCCCGCGTCGAGCACGCCCGCCTGATACTGGAAGCCCTGGCCCATGGCGTTGATCAGCGGCCACGTCGAGGCCATCTGGGAGGCCAGCCAATACCAGCGCCGCGAGTGCATGATCGCGAAGTCGGGCGAGCCCATCGCGAGCAGGGCAGCCTCGACCCCGGAGCACGCCCCCAGGATCTTCGGGTACAGCAGCGCGCCCGTGGGCGACGCCGACACGAACGCGACGGACGTCGCGACGGCGCTCAGACCGGTCACCGCCTGGTTGAGCAGCGTCGAGTCGAGGACCGTCGCGTAACGACTGAACAGGTCTTGCATCGTTACGTCTTCGGTCCCGGTGCCGCGGTCGATCGCCTGACGGCTCATGCGCTGCTGGCCGGCGATCGTCTGCACGGGGATCGTCAGCAGCGTGTCGTCGATCGACTGCGCCGCAGCAGCGTCGAACTCGTTGGCTTGCAGCCCGGCGCTCGTCGGCGTGGTGATCCGCGAAATGTCGATCGCCATGCCCTGAGCGGGCAGCGGGTGATGGTTGCACACGTCCGCGAACGGGCGCAGACCCGCAGTCGCCGGCGCATAGAGATCCGTCAAATACTGCGGGACGGTCAGGCCGGCGAACGCCCCGGTCGTCGCGTCGCCCGCTGCCCGCTCCAACTGGCCGGCCAAGCGCTCAACGCGTTCCTCAGCCATGTGCCGCGCGAGACGCTGCGACGCGTGAACGTCGCCGCTGGTGAACTGGCGCGCGACGTCCATCAAGAACTGCCGCCCGTACGGGTCAGCGTGCGGCGAGTAGGTGCGCGGCTCAGCGCCGACGCGCGCGACCTGATCGTATGCGGGCAGTGCCCGCTGACGCGCAGCAGCGTGATCCGCCTGCGTCGGCCCCGACGTCGGGCCGGGGATCGCGAGCGGCCTGCTGCCGTCGCTGCTGATCGGTTCGCCGGCGGGCACGATCTGACCCGCGCGCGCCTGATAGTCGGCGTCCTCGGATTCCAGATCCTTGAGATCAGCGATCTTGCGCTTGATCCCCTCGATATCGGCGCGGGCCGAGTCGCGGCGCTGCCGCGCGTTCGCGACCTTGCGCTGCTCGTCCTCAGTCAGCGACGAGCGCGACTCCTGCCGCGCAGCTTCCAGAATGTATGCGACCTCAGCGCGGGCGAGGTCGCGGCGGTGGTTCGCTGCGTCGAGTTCCACCTGCGCGGCGGCGAGCAGCTTTGAGACTGTCGGGTTGCCTTCCACTTGTGACGCTCCTGGGCATGCTTGATCGAACGGTTGGCTGCATGCCGTCGCCGCTATGACTGGCGGCTCGTCAGCCCGCTATGACTGGCGGGGCGGGCGCGTCACGCTATGACTGGCGCTCAGCGCGGCTTGCTCAGACTGGCAGTCCCGAGTCGGCGTCGTGCTCGTCGTCGAGCCGGGCCAGTTCTGCCAGCATTTCGACGCTCATCCCGCTCGCTGGCGGTGGCGCCGAAGTCTCTTGACTGCGCGTCGGCAGCGCCGGCGCAGCGTCGTTCGCGTACGCAGACGGCGGCAGTTTCGCCCCGCACTGGTCGCAGTAGATCGCATCAGGCGAGTTGTACCGGTCGCACGACGGGCACTGCACAGTCTCGTCTGGGTCCTTGTGGTAGGGCTCCGGCCCGGTGTCCTGGCGCTCAACCTCAGCTGCGGCAGCGTTGCCGTGCGCGTGCCCGTGGTCGCCGTCGCCGTCGTGCGAGTGCTCGTGCGAGTGCTGCCAGTCTGAGCCCTGCGACCCGTTCGCCGCGTGCGAGTGGTTGTGCGTGCCGGTAAAGATCCCGTGTGTGCCCGTGCGGGCGATCATCACCGCGACCTCAGCGTTGCCCGTCGTCGGCACGTCGAGCCCGCCGATCGTCACGCCGTCACGCGACTGCAACCGCACGAGCGCGGCCCGGGCCGCGCCCAGCGGCAGACGATCCAGTTCGTCGAGTATCTGCGGCGCGCGCGCCCCTATCGACGTGTAGGGATTAGCTCCGAAGTTGACGGCGCTGACATCGCCCCGGTGAATGTTCGCTGAGTAGATCGTGAACTTGTCATATGACTCGTTCCACCCGCCCGCCTCCAGCCAGAACGCGAACGACATTTCGTTGATCAACTCGTCGTCGATCGCGCTGGCGAGATCCCTGACGTCCTGGCGGGTCATGTTCAGCCGGGCCCGGGCCCCGAGCCCCGTCGAGTCAGACCACAGCGTCAGCGTCGGGTTATCGCCCGTGGTGCGCGCCATCGGCATCCCGCTGTGGTTCACCAGGAACGCGACGTTGAGATCATCGCGGGCGAGCGAGTCGTCGAACGCCCCCGCCTTGATCGTCTCGTCGTACGGTCCCCACGCGTCAAACATCGTGTACGGCGTATCGACGACAGACGCGTACCCCTCCACCTCGTAAAACTCAGTCGTCCCGACCTTGACGACCTGCGCGCGCAGTTGCCCGCTGAACGACGCGAGACGGCGCTGCCCGTCGTTGGGCGCGACGTGACGATCGCCGTTGAGCCCGCGCATGCGCAGCACAGCAGCAGCGGCACTGTTCTCAGCGTTGATCGACGACAAGTGAGCCTCCAAATGTGACTGCGCTGCCTGCTTGTTCGTCAGCCCTTGCGTCTGCGGCAGACGTGACAGCGAGTTCCGCACACCCGCCGCGTTGGGCGGGTCGCCGGGATGCTTGTGGTGCGGCAGCGCCCACGCCGCCTGCGTGCTCGTGTCGCCGGCCTTTTTGCCGGCGCAGATCGACCCGAAACACGACGCGGGCGTGTCGCTGGCCGTGCAGGCGCTCATCGCGGCCGGGCCGTCCCACGTCGAATTGTCCACAGCGCCGCGCACAGTTGGGGATCGCTGCCCGTGGCAGTCGAGACAGTCAGCCGTCATCGCTTTCGCTCCTGGCTCGTTCGCGTACAGCGCCGCCATATGGGCGAGCGCGTCTGCTTTGGTCACATGGCAGCCGCCGTCAACGACTTCGCCGGTCGCGTCGAGGATCACGCCCCACGGCTTCGACGACGGGCACTGCTCAGTCTTTGCGACGTGCCACGGCATCAGCCGCCCCCGTCATCAGCCCCGTCGTCGGGTGACGCAGCGGGCGGCTTCGGTGGCGGCAACGCAGGCTGACCTGGCACGGGCACCAACTGCGCCCCGGTCGGCGGGAAGAACAGCAGCAACTCGTCGATCTGATCTTGGGTGAACGGGGCGCGGCCCAAGATCTCCCGCGCCTCAGACGGCGCGAGCATCTTGCCCTCGATCAAGCCTTTGAGCCACGCCGCCCGCGTTTCGGGGTCCATCGACAGCATGTCGTCTGTGTCGAGCAGGACGAACCGGGGCGACTGCGTGACCGTGGACAGTGCAGCCTCACGACGGCGGATCGCGGGCCGCAGATTAATGATCAGGAATTGCAGATGCCGTTGCGTGATGTTCGCATAAGTGATCTTGGTCCCCGCGCCGACAGTCGCGTCGATCATGTCGCCGGGGCAGTTAAAGAACCGCGCGACGTCGAGCACGCCCGCCTTTTGCGCTTCCAGCCAGTCAGTCGATGCCTGATTCGCCTGGATCAGGTCATACGTCCAATCGCTGCCGTGAACGAACGGCTCACCCGTGACGATCGCTGCCCGCCACGCCTCTTTGACTGCGGTCGCGTCGCCTGATTGCAGTTTCTTGGCCGTGTTCTGCAACCGGGCGCGCGGCACCCCGCCCGAGCCGAACCACCCAGCGGCGAAC